GGTGATATTACTGGTGAGCATGGTGATATTACTGCTGAATTAGAAAAACTAGCTGGATTAATGGGTGATATTTCTAGAGAACATATGAATTATAATACTCAACTTAGAAATATTAATTCTAGACTAGATGAAAGCGATAGAAGATATCAGGAGTTTAAACAGAGATTGGATGAATGTTGTAATGGTCTTAAAGAATATGTTGATGTTAAAGAATTAGCAGAAATTAAAAATACACTTCGCACAATAACAGATGAACACATGAATATTAATAGACGTATGGTTGCATTAGATAGACTTCAAATAGAAATACAAGGAATTAAAGATAGATTAATGACAGAACAAGATAAGACTGAAATATTAAGACTGGTTGAAACAATAGATGAAAGAATTAATTTTCAAATAAATAGTAATGTTGAATATATGAGAGATGAAATACAGAGATTAACTCAAGAACATACAAATATGGGAGATAATATTGCATATATTTTTGAAATAATTACACAATTAAATGATGATCATGTTCATATTACAGAAAAATTACAATCTCTTAATGAATTAGAACAACAGTATAATATATTAATTAATGATATTGGGAATAAATATCAATCACTTATTCGATTACTTGCTTTAATATTAAAAGAAGGTGGAGAACGCATTAATAATGTTCAACGCGACGTTAAAGAATTAATGAAATTATTAATTAATTCTAATGTTATGAAACCTGATGATATCGTTAAAATCCAAAATCAAATTGCAAAAATTAATAAGGCTGTTGCTACTAGTATGAATATAAGTGCACATGATGGATCATTTCAATATACATTTGATGATATATTACGATTTTTAAATAATCAACCACCTAATGTGCCATTTAATGTGCCATTTAAACCATTTAATGTGCCATCTCAAATTAAACGTGAGCCATTAGCATTACCTGCACCACAAGAGTATCCAGCACCATTTAAACAGCCTGTATTACCTGCACCATTTACACAACCCACTATACCATTTAAACAGCCTGTATTACCTGCACCATTTACACAACCCACTATACCATTTAAACAGCCTGTATTACCTGCACCATTTACACAGCCCACTATACAATTTAAACAGCCGGCATTACCTGCACCATTTACACAGCCCACTATACAATTTAAACAGCCGGCATTACCTGCACCATTTACACAGCCCACTATGCCATTCAAACAGCCTGCAAATAAACAAAATGAATTATTAGGTGATATTTCTTTACAAATGGAGAGAAGAGATATTCTTGAAACAGCAAGGGGAAATATAGAAAAGTATTTAAATCAGCAATGTGCAAAAAATAATATAGCTGATTGTAATTTACCAAAGAATTCAGTTATTGTTAATGATTTAGCTGGAAGACAATTGGGCGAATGTCCTGCTGATTTAACATGTATGAAGAAAAATAATAAATGTGTAGCAGATATGAGAAATGTTGTTTATAGAGATGGACAATATAAGTTGGAGAGACATGATAATGTTGAGAGAACAGATAAATTATGTAGAAAACCAAGTGAATTAATATTACATGAACCATCTATGGTTCAACGAGTTAAAACTCCCAGTATAAATATGCCAGCACAACCACAAATAGATACATTTAAAGATGATCAACGTAATAAAGAATTATCAACATATAAAAGACGTCATACTAATTATATAAATAGACAAGCAGATAATGTTAATACATTACAAACAAAAATAATGGAAGATAAAAAAGAACATGATTCATTATTAAGAAGTAAAGAGATTGATTTAATATTAGCAAAAACAAATGAATTTAAAGATCAAATTCACCATGCGATGAATGTTTTAATTGAATTAAATGAGAATGTTATTAAAAAATATAATAAGTATAAAGAAACTATACATGAGCAACATAGTGCAACTGATGAATTATTACAACTTATTCAAACTTTACAACAAGAATTAAATACTATATTTAATGATAATACAGTTGCAAATCATATTGCACAATTAAGGGAGAATGCTAGACTTAAAGTTATTGAGGCAGAACAACGTCGCAGAATGGAGGAGGAAGAAGAACGTCGTAGAATGGCTGAAGAAGAACGCCGTAGAATGGCTAAAGAAGAAGAACGTCGTAGAATGGCTGAAGAAGAACGTCGCAGGATGGCAGAAGAAGAACGCCGTAGAGTGGCAGAAGAAGAACAACGCCGCAGAATTGCAGAGGAAGAAGAACGTCGTCGAGTGGCTGAAGAAGAACGACGTCGTAGAATGGCGGAAGAACGAAAAAGGCAAGAACGAGCAATAAAAGATGCTGAAAAAGCTAGATTACAAGAAATGCTAACAAAATTAGAGAAACAAAAACATGATATAAATCATATGTCCCAAATAGACAGAATGAGAATTGCAGATGGTATAAAGCACGATTTGGAAAATAAATTAGCACAAATACGATCTGAATTTGATAGAGCATACTATTTATTCGAAAATAATAAACGAAATAAAGAGTATAGGGATAATAAATGTAAACTTGAAAAGAGACTTGAAAATATTGAGAAGAAATTAACAGATGCAGGATTAAATAAGGAAGTTGATAAGAAGATCGAGGCGGATATTGCACAACTTGATGTTGAAATAGATAATATAAATGAAAAAATACGTGAACAAGGTGGTGGTGGAGAATATGATATTTTAACATCAGAATATATAACATTAAATAATATATTATCTGCAACATCGGAAGATAATTAATAAATAAAAATTGATCGCAGGTTAGAATTTATGTATAAATTCTAATATTCTCGATTAACGTTTATTAAAAAAACTCTTAGAGTGTTTTTAATAAAAATTGATAATAAAACTATTAAATAAATAGTTTTATTATGTATAATGAATACTAATAATACTATTGAATTTCAAATCTATGATTGGATGGAGGACCACGAAAAGGAGGAGGAAGAAGACGAGGAAGATAGTGAGAACAATAACTCTGGAGATATTGGTACCTATATTATTCATACCTTTGGAAGAACAATGGAAGGGAAATCGGTTTATATGAAAATTGTAAACTATACCCCACATTTCTACATTAGATTGCCCTTAAATTGGAGTAAAGATGAAGCAAAACATAATGTAAGTAAAATGCTTACCTATTTTACTAGTGATATGAATAAAAAAGTATGGGGTAAATTTCGCGCCAGTCTTATCAATATGGATGTAGTAGAACGAATGGCTGCAGAAGGATTTACTAATGGAAAGAAATATCTTTTTGCCCGATTGATTTTTAACAATAATATCTCAATGAAAAAATTTAGATATATGTTTGAGCAATCGACAGTTTATATCCCTGGAATTACCAGTAAACCAATCCAATTTAAGACTTATGAAGCCAACCTCCCACCAATGCTTAGATGTTTTCATATTAAGAAAATTAGTGGGTGTTCGTGGGTTAGTGTTAGTAAGTATATTGCGATTGATATTAATAGCCGTGAAAGTTATTGTGATATTGAATTGAGAGTTGATTGGCGCGATATTGTTCCCATTACAAAAGACATTAACGCACCATTTAGAACAGCTAGTTTTGATATTGAATGTTATTCATCTGATGCGGATAAATTTCCCGAAGCAAAAAATAAAGCGGATTGTATATTCCAAATTGGTACGACCTATACTCATCTCGGTAATCTGGAACCATATAGACAACATATTGTCTGTCTCCGTGAAACATCACCGGTAGATGGTGTTGTATTGGAATGGTACAAGACAGAGGGAGAAATGATTATGGCTTGGATTAAGGAATTGATATCACAAGATGCAGATATTATTACTGGTTGGAACATTTTTGGTTTCGACGAGGCATATATTTATGAACGTTGTATGGGTCATCTTGATATGGAACGTGAAATTTCCCGTATTAGTAAATTAAAATATTATAAATGCAATTTTCGGGACTTTAAACTGGAATCATCCGCACTGGGTCAAAATAACATTCGTATGTTTGATACCCCGGGGCGTATTCATGTGGATCTAATGAAGGATGTCCAGAAGAACCATAAACTTAATAGTTATAAACTAGATTTTGTGTCTGCTAATTTCATTCGCGATGAAATCTATCATATTGAAAAATTAGATAATGGAAAGATTAAATTGCATTGTGATAGCGTTGATAATATTAATGTGGATGATTATATCCATTTTGAATATGCATTAGATTTTATTTCTGATATGATTGGGAGTAAATATCGTGTAGAGGAAATAGTAGATAAAACCATTACTATTACTATATCAGATGAAATTAAAGATTTCCTAAAAGAGGATAAATATACGGAATGGGATAATGAAAAAGATAGAACAAAACGAAAATTTAAACTGGTATGGTCACAAGCCAAGGATGATGTTGGTCCTCGTGATATCTTTCGTATGTTTAATGAGGGTCCCGATGAACGAGCCATCATTGCGAAATACTGTGTAAAGGATTGTAAGCTGGTTAGTCTTTTGATGGAGAAACTATGTATTATCATTAATAACATTGAGATGGCGAATGTCTGTTATGTTCCCATGTCCTTTCTCTTTACTCGCGGTCAGGTGATTAAATTGTTTTCTCTTTGTCTTAAATACTATCGGGAAGCAGGTTATCTCTTCCCGGTGCTAGTTAAACCAGAAGAAAAAACACCGAGTTATGAAGGTGCCATCGTTTTTGACCCAGAGGCAAACGTAGAATATGAAGCATTGGCAGTAAAGGATTATAAATCACTATATCCATCGTCAATGATTCATAAGAATATGAGCCACGAAACAATTGTCAAAAATGAAAAATATGATAATGTGGAGAATGTGGAATATTATAATGCCTCATATAAGGAAGCAGATGGACGCACTGAATATCGTCGTTTTGCCAAAGTTGATGGAAAACTTGGTGTGGTTCCTCAAATTCTGACTGATCTAATTGCCGAACGTGATGCAGTGAAGAAACTAATGAAAAAAGCAAAAGATAATCCATTCAAGTATAAAATTCTTAATGGTAAACAACTTGCCGTCAAAGTTACCGCCAATTCACTATATGGTGCAACTGGTGCAGATACAAGCGCTATCCGTGAACGTGATATCGCAGCGTGTACCACTTCTACCGGTCGAGAAATGCTATTATTGGCGAGACACTTTGATGAAAATATCTTTCCCGGTCTCTTTAATGGTTATCGATATGCTCTCTATAATGGGGACGAAGAAAAAGCCAATAAGATTCTTGATATGGAAATGAAGGATGTTAATAATAATGAATTACGAGAACAGATTAAGAAATATGCTTTGAATGAAGTGAAAGAAATGACCTTTCAGCCGATTATTCGATATGGTGATAGTATCACCGGAGATACATTGGTCTATTTACGGATTAAAGGGATTGTTCATATAATGCCAGTAAAAGAAATTTTTCAGTTTAGAACAGTTAATTATAGTGGTTATGATAAGGAATATTATGAACCAATTGAGTATATTGAAACTTATTCAGAAAAAGGTTGGACTAAAATTAAATGGATTATGAAACATTATACTAATAAAATGATATATATGATTAAAGTGAATAATTGTTATGTCAAAGTTACCGCGGACCATTCGTGTCTCCTCGAAAATGGGAATATTATTTCGCCGAAAGATATGAAAATCGGTGATAAGATAATGTTAGCATCGATTGATAATAATTTAGGTGAAATAATGGTGCGTCATAATATTCCTACTACTAGTGATAATATCGTTACGGATATTATATCTATGGGTTATGTGAAGGATTATGTATATGACTTTGAAACGGAAAATCATCACTTTATGGCAGGATATGGTAATATAGTTGTTCATAATACAGATAGTATCTTCAGTTGCTATCGTTTCCGTGAAAATGTCAAGCAAATCAAAGATAGTGCTGCCTTAGACTTGTGGAAAGATATTGTTGCATTTGGTAAAAAATTGCTTGGTTATTTCTTTGAACCAACCGAAAAGAAGATTTGGAATGAACTATTTGACAAATACTATGATGAAGAATTTATAAAAGATTTGAGTCTACCAAAGGGTCCAGATTATGTACCACCTCCTAGTCATTATAAGACTATAATGCCAGTAGAACAAAGAATAGAACAGTTCCTTTTACATTATATGGAAGAATGTTATTTGCCGTGGTTGTGGACTATTCAAGATATTTATACAAAGGACTATATTTCTGATAATGTAAGAAAGAATTCTATTGAAATGAAGATATTTAATGGTGGAATTAATATGATGGAAAAGATGATGGTTCAATGTAGTATTGGGAAACTTGATATTAAAACTGATGATGAAGATGAAATAACCCGAGATAAAAAGAAACTTGAACGCGATGATAAAATTATTGCAATTAGAGAATTTATTGTTGATGATATACAATATTTTATAGATAATAAATTAAAGACTTATATTATTCAGCCATATTGGGATGTGGATGATAGCGGCAGAGTGGTAAAAGTAAGATTTTATAAACACGGTGAAAAAATTACCGATAAGAGAACCGTTAACCTCTCAATGGAAATGGGAATTATTACCGGTGAACTGGTAAAGAAACGACTACCCTATCCTCACGACTTGGAGTATGAAAAGACATTCTGGCCCTTCCTAATTTTAACTAAAAAACGATATGTTGGAAATAAATATGAAGATGACCCGACTGATTATTATCAAGATTATAACGGTATCGTGTTGAAGAGACGAGATAATGCACCTATTGTGAAAGAAATATGTGGCGGGATTATCAATAGATTGATTGATATGAAGGACCCAGATATGGCGAAACAATATACAATTGATTGTATGAATAAAATGTTCAATAATGAATATAATATCAAGTATTTTCTTACTAGTAAAACACTTAAGATGAAAGAAAGTTATGCAGATTGGACAAAGATAGCCCACGTGGTATTGGCAGATAGGATTGCAAAACGTGACCCAGGTAATTGTCCACAATCTGGCGATAGAATTGAGTTTGCAGCGATTCAACTACCAAATGCAAATAAGAATACTCTTCAAGGAGAGAGAATTGAAACACCTCAATATATTGCAGAGAAAAAATTAAAAGTGGATTATGAATTTTATATGACAAATCAAATTATGAATCCGGCTTTACAATTTTTATCTCTTGCCATTCCAAGAGCAGATAGGATATTTGAAGGATTTAAAATTAGAATGGAAAATGAAAGAGTCGGTAGAACAAATATATTGGATTTTTGTAAGAAAAATTGAAAAAAATTTGATATATTAAGGTGACATTAAATTTTTAATGGAACATACAACCTGCACCAGATGTACTATTGAAGATGATCTTTTTATAGTTGGGATAAAAGCATATTGTAGTAAATGCTTTCTAACACTATCAAAAGAACCACGCGAGACAGAATGCTCTTCTTGTAATATGGAATCGACATGTTTTCTAAAGGGAGTAAAGTATTTTTGCGAAGACTGTATTGAGTATAATCTTTGTCAAAAAGATAATGCCAACTATTGTATTGAATGCAATAGTGTTGACGAAGACCAAATATGTAAATATGATGCTACATCATCTGCATATATGTGTATAGATTGTGGGAAAGACATATATAAACGAAAAATATGCAGCAGATGTAATATATTTCATATCAAGACCATATGTATATTTGGACCTCTAGAGAATGGTGTAACTTATTGTAATACATGTAAAAGATATCACGATGGTACATGTAAACACTGCTCAATGTGTATGGACTATGTTCCTTCTACTTGGGATCATTGTGGATTTTGTAGAAATTGCGGACCAAAGGAACGAACGCATTAATTTAATCGTCAACTGACACTATATTTATATCACTTGTGTTAATAGATTCAGTGTAATTATATCTTCCTTTATGATTTAATGAAATAGTGCTAAGTATCTCAGAATCAGATTGATTTGCGGATGAAGATATAAACGAATTATTAGAGGATTGAGAATGTGTTTTGCTTTCACGGGACATACTTGATAACATTTGATCTGCCGTATCATCCTCTACTGTTTCAGATGATTCTGAAGATTTTTTAGAATGTTTTTTAGAATGTTTTTTATGTTTCTTTGATTCACTTGAGCTTTCACTAGTGCTTTCACTTGTAGTACTTTCTTCGCTATCATCTTTACCACCACCACGGGACATATCACTATCACTCGAGCTACTAGAACTACTAGAACTAGTTGACGAATCACCGCCACCTTTTTGGTGTTGTACTAAATTATTATATACATCTGAACTGATGAATGGAGATGTTTCAGAAAAGTTATTATCATTAATTTGTTTAGAATTATTTTGTTTAGAATTTTTTTCAAACATTCTATACATTTCGTGATTTTCACTATCTTGGAATAATCCAATTTTAACATTATTTTGTGGAAGACGATTAACAAGAGTTTTTGCATCTACAGTAAGATTTTCCATGTAAGGAACAGTACTACTATAGTTCTCTGTACGTAAACCTTTAAAATCTAATTCCAAGTCATCTTTTTTCATAATACCCATATATAATAATATTAGAATTTATATTTTATAAATTCTATATATTAGTAAATGAAAGAAACTTTATACATTATAATATTTATTATAGTTTTTTACATCGTTTTTATATTAAAAGATAGTAATTTAATTGGTTTTACATATGGTGATAATACTGTTTATGTAAGGGATGGTAAAGATAAAGAACGTAGTGCGGAATTATTAAATAATCTTACCAATAATATGTTTAGACTAAGAGATTATTTAGTTGAAAATATAGAAATGTTCTCAAATAATAAAGATTATATAGAATTATTAAAAAAAAACTTTACAAAATCTAGAACGAAAATATATGAAACTGACTTTAACTCTTCTTATACTTCATATGCTGTAAATAAAGGTGAGGAATTAGCATTCTGTATTAGATGTAAACCATCTGGAGAATTACATGATATGAATTTATTAATGTACGTAGCTGTGCATGAAATGGCGCATACTGCATGCCCTGAAAATGGTCATACACCTCTTTTTAATGAAATTTTTAAATTTATGCTTGAAGAGGCTGTAAAGATTGGCTTATATCGTTATGAGGATTATAGCAGATATCCCGTTGTTTATTGCGGGATGAAATTATATACAAATATTTTAAATTAATAAACATTCCAATTAAAAATTATATTTTATTGTTTATGAATATATTAAAGAAAAATAATTAAAATTTCTATTTTTCTTTAATATGAACATTCCAATTAAAATTATATTTTATTGTTTATGAATATATTAAAGAAAAATAATTAAAATTTCTATTTTTCTTTAATATGAACATTCCAATTAAAATAATTCATAAATTTAAAAATAATAATAGAAGAATTCAATATATTCAATATATATTTGTCGGACCAAATATCGATAATGAAATATATGAAATTCTTGAAAGTATTAAAAATAAAAATTTTTATGATACAATTGATAGTATGAGTAAAAATAAATTAGAACGTTTAGAAAATTATTATGGCGAAAAATGGTACACTTGTTTTTTTAATCGTTATCATTTAGCCGATCAATTTAGTAATATATTAAAAAATGCACAAAAAAAGAAAACATTGGAGACAAAGATGGGAAAAGAATGGGTATCATATCATTTATCATCCCCTTTATTACGTCGTATAACTTATAGTTTTGCATCTACTTATTATGATTATTTATTGGCGCGTAATAAGATTAAAACTGCGGTTCGCAAAATGGATATGGACTTTAGAACTTATGCGGTTGAAATGGTTGGTGGTGGAGATGATTCACCTGAAGAAGACGTGGAAGAATTAGATAAAGAATTAGAAGAGGAAGATAATGAAGAACCCATGATACGAACTCTAGAAGATTTAGATGATGAAGTAGCAGATGATTTTAACCTGGAAGAATTAACTAAATTATATAGTATGGATGTGATTGAGACTGATAAAAATATAAAAGATACTGCTAAACTAATTAGTGAGGCAACTAATAATAAGAGTTTTGTAAAGAATATTGATAAGATTGAATTAGAATTTAATAA